CTTCCTAAAGGCTAACTGAACCTGCTTAGAGTAAATAACTGGGGAGAAATTACCATTAGGCAGATTTCCGTAACCTGCTGCAGTTTTAAATGCCATTTTCATCTCCATTTTGAAAATAAAACAAATGCACGAATGTGCTATATTTACTCGTCATCGGCTAATAGTATCTAAGGTGTATGTTTAATAGCTAGTCAAACATAGGCTTGTACTATAAGGTAGGCTTCCAAGTGTTTGATTATATGTGAGTTGTCCACGTGGAGAGGTCACATTTTTAGTTATCTATAGTTATACCTATAAACAACATTTTGTCAACTGATTATCTAGCAGAGCCTGATATGTCGTAGACAAAATTCCCTGATCGGATTGCTTCCATAATTACGTCTGACTTCTTTTCATATTCTTTTGCAGACATCTTCTGAACTTCCGACTCTAATATCTTATTGTTACTTTCTACAGTAGGTGTAGTCTTTTCGCCTTTTGTCTTAACTTGTGTAGCAGCACTTTTACTGTTCTTGCCCTTCTCTTCTCTGCCAATATTTCTATCTGCTTTGTAGAGGTCAATGGCTCTTGCTGCTGATTTTGCATCATTGTCATTTTCATATAACGCTTTTTGCACCCACTGTGGTTGTTCTTCAGCCCAATTGTGAAAGTCATCACTATCTCTGATGGTATCAAAATCAGGATGTATCTTCATAAGTTCAACTTCTGCTCTTTCTTTTACAGTTTTTTCGTTGAACTCATTTATCTCTTTCAACTTCTTTTCTAGAGTTGTAGATTGTTCTTTTGCTTTTTTCATTGCAATAGATTCTACAATCTTAGCTACATCAGGATATTCTTTTGCCCATGCCTCTATGTCTTCATCTGACTTAGGCAACTTCATCTCTTTTTGTGTAGCTTGACTTAGTTGACTTTTTAATTCGTCTATCTGCTTTTGAAAGTCTTTTTCTTTCTCTTGACTATATCTTCGCAGATCACCATAACGCTTCTTAAAAGTTCTTTCTTCAGCATTCTTCGGTTCTTCTTCTTCTTCCTTCTTCTCTTCAGTAGGCTCTTCAGATTCACCTTTTGCTTCTTTCATAAGCTCTTTTAATTCTTCTTCATCTTTTTTAATTCTGTCTTCATGAGTAGAACGTTTAGTCATGAATGCTTTTTTTTCAGGTGTTGCATCAACCACCATTTCTTTAGCTTCTTCTGCCATTTTTTACTCCTAGGGTTATCGTAGCCATCTTTCGGGGGATAAGTAGCTAGTATGTGGATTATTTTTTAGAAGCTAATCCACCTCGCTTCATCTTCTTAGGTTTAACTTTTCTTTTCGCAAGTCCACCTTGTTTAAAATCAAAACCAGTTTGAGAAAGATCGGATTCAGTTACACCACCTTCAAAAGAAGAAGGTCCTTGAAATCCACCCGGTGTCTCTCCTCCAATGCTTGCACCATCAGCTACAGGATCGTCATACACAATTCCACCTAATACTTGCGTTCCTTTATCTCCTTTGGTAACAGTTTCATCATCACCTTGCAAAGTAGGTGTTTGATCACCAATTGGCTGTGATATTATTTCTTTTGCTCTTTGTTCTTGTTCTTTAGTAAATTTAGACTCTCGAATATTTTTTGCTATCTCTCTAGCATCTCTTCCCAAATTATCTAACTCTGTTAATGTTAAATCTCCTGCTTCAAAATCTTTCATAGCCTCTACTTTATCAGCTAAATCGTTAGCTTCCTTAGTGGTTATACTTGTTCTTTTAACACCCTCCCTAGTAACAGTTCTAGCTTTTGTATATTCGTCAGCAGGTATACTAACTTTACCTCCTATCGGATTTCCTCTCGCATCTATATTTTGAAGATTTATCCTTGTGCCTTCAGGATAATTTCCTGTAAATCCTGCTATAGCCATCTTGCCCATAGTAAAAGTATTAAAACCCATATCAGGAGGAGGAGTTACACTAAAAGAAAAAGATTTAGAATTAGTAACTCTACCTGTATTAGGGTCAATTTGTCCACCTAAACTAACAATAGTTTGAGTAGATGTTGGATCTGGATCATCACTACTTTCTGGCTCTACCCTTGTTGTTCTAGACCTTGCACTTTGTATCTTAGCAGTATCTACCTTTTCAGTTTTTAATTTAAACCCTTCAGGAACAGTAAAGCCTGTTAATATCTTTCCGTTTTTAAATGGTATCTGTATCTCTGCACCTGCATCATTTACATATGTTCTATACTCATCAGGTCCTTGTGTCAACTCTTCTCCACCAAATAATCCTGTGTATGTAGCTTTTTTAGTTGTATCTATAGGAGATTTATATTTAAAACCACCTATCGGTGCTGCAGTTGCAGTCGGTATCGTAGGTGCTACGTAAGATGATTTAACACCTGTCTGTGCTCCTGCTACATTAGGTTGTACTTGTTGCAAAGGATTTGTTGTAGTTGTTGTACCTGCAAAACCATTTGCTGCCTCTATAACTCCACCTTCTGCTCTTTTCTCAACCTCTTCGTCTTCATCATCTTCTGCTATATTTATATCTATTACACTAAATGGTACATCATCAGGTATAGTTGCCTCATCTGCATTACCCATCTGACCCATCTCTTCCATCATCTTGAGACCCATCTTTGCTTCTTGTCTCATCCTCATTAATTTTTCTAAACCAATATATCTTACGACATCTGCAGGAAATACAAACTCTCCTTCACTTAACTGTGCAGGTATATCATCTCTCACTTCTTCTTGTGTAGCTCCCGGAGGTACATCGTTTCCTGATACAGGGTCTACTGTGTTACCTTCATCTTTAAGACCACCATCTTGAAACATCTCCATTTGTTTCTCTATGTTTCCACCTTTAGCTTTTCCTGTAACCTTTTTTAAGTTTTTTATCTTTTCTTTGTTTATCTCGTCTTGAACCTCAAGCATTAAAGGAAGGAAAGCTCTTAACTCTTCTCCTGTTATTCCCATTTTCAAAGCTGCCGCTTCTAGCTTTGACATATCTCTTATTTTAGTCATATTTATTCCTCTATTTTAACTTTATCATTATCTATGATTACTTCTTCTTCTTCAAACTTTCTTCCTTTACCTATGCCTTCTGCAAAATCAGGAGAGGCTAATATGTCTGATTTTTTTACTTTATATGCCACTAAAGGATCATCTCTGCCTTTTTGCCATGGCAAGTTTAACTCTACATTATAGTTAGGGTCTAAACTAAAAGATGAAACACCATCTTCTTGATTTAACTTACCCACCCTGTAAACTGTTATTTCTTCAGGCAAATCTTTGTATCTAAATTGTGTCATATCATATATTTCTTTTTTTGCCTTATTTAATTTATCAAGAGATATAGGGTCTGCTAATTCATTAGTAATTGTTTTAAATTTTGGTGCTCTATAATCTTGATTTACAATTTCCACACCTAATTCTTTTGCCCTTTCAGTATCTTTTAAAAATAAACTTTTAACTGTATTTGGATTATCTAAAAATATTATTTCTTGAGTTATGGGAGAAAGGTTTTTTATGCTAGAAGGATTTACTGATTGCTCTACGTCTAAATCAAGTTTTTTAGGTATCTGTTTTTCGCCTTTATAAAATTGACCTAAACTTGGAACTTCGTTAGAGTCTTCAAGTCTCTTTTGAGCAAAAAATGCTTCAACCTCTCCTCTGCTACTTCTATAATTTTTTTCTGCTTGTTTATATGTTTCGTTTAATTTATCAGCTTCATTTAATAGTTCTATTCTTTTTTTCATATAAGGTTTAAATTCAGGCATACCTGATAATAATCGTATAGTATTAGCTTCAGCTTTATCAAAATTTATTTTATTGCTCATAGCCATTTCAAAACGATTGTTTGATAAAGTTGTATAATACGTTTCATCAGAGTTAACATTAAAATTAATATCACCATCAAATTTATTATAACTTATTTGTTCTTTCTGAGCTAACTTTGTTATCATATTTTCAAACTTTTCTTGAAACATTTCATCCATTCCTTTAGAACCAAATGTTTTCATAAGTTCATTAACAAATTGAGGTTCACTACTTTTAAGTAATTCATTTTGTGTTAAGTTAAATTTTAATACATCTATTACATTTTTATTTCTATTGTTAACCTTTTCAAAAAATTCACTTTGTATTCCACCTAAACTTTTTTTTAAGTTATCTACTTTAAGATCATAATCAGGATCAAGTTTTAATGTTTCTCTTGATACACTACTACCACTATCAAATCCTTCTCTTCTTTGTATCGCATGTTGTAATTCGTGTATTATGTCAGACAACATTCCTTTTGATGTATTAGGAGATAATCCAATTTCATCAGTGTTAGGGTTATAAGTGGCTTGAACTTCATGCATTTCATTTTTAGGAACTCTAACAATTTTTATATCCCCTATGGGTTTATAAGTTTTACTTACACCATCTACGTCTATAGTCATTCTTTTATCGTATTGTTTAAATAAATCTTGAAAGTTTAATATATCTTTTAATGTTGCTCCTTCGGGTATAATTAAATTTCCATCATTTCCTACTTTAAATGCATCAGTATTTAATGTTGCATCTTTCATAGGGATAGCATATCTTAATTTACCATCAGCACCTCTATAAACACCTGTTGCTTTATACAGTGTTTGTTTTTGTGGTAAGGTTAACATTTCATAATTTTTTATAGAGTCTTCTTCTTTTATGTTAAATGTAAATACACTTGACTTAACAGGCTTTTGTCCTCTCTTTGCAGTGCCAGTTTTTAACTCTCCATATTCTGCTATTCTATACTTTTGTGCTTGCTCTTTACCTAAAGGATTATTTTCACCTATAACATTTAAATCTATCTTAGGTCTGTTAACATCTATATCTTTTTTAGGGATAGTCATTACAGGATCAATGTAAGCTCCCTCAGTAACTAAATCACTTTTACCAAAATTATTTGCCGATAAAGTATTTTTAATTTTATTATATAATACAGAAGCACCATCAGACAGTTTATCAGCTAATTTTATGGGAGCTAAAAACACACCCGTTGGAGATAAAATTTCTCCCATAAGTTGATTAATATTTGTAGGATCAGACTTTATTCCTGTTATTTCTTCAAATCCTTGATCAAACGCTTTTCTTCCATATTCTTTTTCAAACTCTTGTAAGTTTTCTTTTAATAACATTGCCATAGGGCTATACGTGTTCTCAGCTAAAAAAGTGTTAACAGTTTCTGCACCTGTTACTACATCAGAGGGAATTGCTATAGTTCCTGTTAATACTCCTGTTCCAATTTCTTTAAAATCGTCTACAGTTTCTTCTAACGTTTGAACATTGCTAGGCTTAAACAAAGTATCCATTTGATCATTTAAACTATTCTGCATTGACCTCATCTCTTAATAGTTTTAATCTTTTTAACGCCATCACATAACCTTGTGATCTATGTATAGATATGGAATCATCTGACTGTTCCATTATTTTATGTTGTTCTTCTATTTTATAATCTAAGTAATCATTGAAGTTGTTGATTAACTTGGGGTTGTTGACCAATGTCTTGAGTCGGCTGAGTATCTGTTTGTGGTTGTTGTTCTCCAACTTGTGACCTTCCTGTAAATCCTTGCTCTTGAGGTGTAGGTGCTATTCCTGTACCTATTGTTCCTCCACCTGATCCCGTAGGATCGCTTGGGTCTGCTCCTGCAGGTGCTTGTGGTTGAGCTTGCTCTTGTTGGGGTGCTCTGAAATCTTTCATGAGTTCTGCTTGTAGTGCAGCTTCATCCATATTGTTTGTAACTTTATCAGGGTCTAAATCCATAGCCTTTGCTATTTCACGTATTATATATTGAAACTTAGCAAAAGGTGCTAATGCAGGATTAGATGATACTTGTAAGAATTGCATCAACCTTTGTGATCTAACTTCGTTAGCCATGAGACTTTCTGTACCACGAGCTTTTACTTCTAAGTCACCTTTTATCTGTGGATCATAGTCAAACTGCATATTAAATTTAAACAATCCTTCACCTAAAGGTTTAAGTAAATAATCATCTACATTTTTAATTACTGTTTTAATACTTCCTGCTGCTGCGTTCATGAGCATGGATATTCCTGAAGCAGTTCTACCTACTCCTGTTATACCTGTTTGACCATGAGCAAAGGATGGCATACCTGTACTCTCATCTGCTAACTGTCTTGCTTTGTCAAACAACTGTAAATTTTCTCCTGCTACATTAGGAAACTTAGTTCCAAAAATAGCCTGTCCGGGTGCTCCACCCTGTCTTCTAAATACCTTGCCCGGATATACAGATAAATCTTGTCCCGGAACTAAATTAGTTTCATCTACCTCTATGAGTAAGTTTCCTGACAATACTGCGTTATCTACTGCCATTCTCATAAAACCATTCATCAACGTTTGTGTATCATCCATGTTTTCTGCTACACCCACACCAAAGAATGAATATGGATTTAGTTCGTATGGTGCTGCCACATAAGGTATTCTTGCAGGTTTAAATGGATTAATCACCATTCTGATTAACTTGCCATTACATATCCATACGTTTACTTGAATTTCATCTAACTTTTGCAACTCTTTAGGTATATCTATGTCTTGCTCTAAAAGCATAGCAACATCACAGTTACCCCAATACTCTAAAACTTCGTATCTTTCTATATAATTTTCAGTTGCGTAATCGGATAAATCATCTTCCCACGATTTTTTATTATAGTTTTCTCCTGCGTCTATGGCTTCTTCTATAACTTGTGCTCTAAAATGTGGTCTCTTTTTTAAAGAACGTAGTTGTGATCTAGACATTTTATGTCTTTCAATAACAAATTGTGCATCGTCCATATTTGTAGCATCGGGATCAGGATAAAAATTCCATACTGATACATGAGATACTTGGGGTATTGTTTTAAACGCAGGATCATATTCCCCATCCTCACCCCAATTAGGGTATTCTTTATCTACTGCGAAAGGACCTTTCATGACACCTGTGCCAAATAAAGACATTTCAAATGCAGTGCTTCTCAAAGACTTATTAGCACCTGACTCTTCTAATTGATCCATGATCTTTTTTTCCATAGCTTTTGCTGCAATCATTGCAGGACTAAAGGTTACGGAAGAAGGCGTTTTACCAGCTTCTTCTTTAAGATTTTCAACTTCTGACAACTTTTCTTGCAAAGGTCCAAGCCTTTCTTGCAAACTCTTCTCAGTAGCTCCTTTAGGTAAATCGTTACCATCACCACTAAATCCATAAGGTGATTCCATTGTTTTATTAAAAATTTCTTCAGGTTCTTTGGGGTCAAACGAAACATCTTTTGCAACTCCTTCAGGTAACTCCGTTGGATCAACACTCAACGGAAACTTATTGTTAGCAAACAACACATCAACAATTTGTCCGTATGCTGCTAACGTTTTGGTTTTTGTAACTTTTATAAATACTCTAGATTTTTCTGCTTCAGTAAATTGTACATCTGAACCATATAAGCCTCTATAGTTTCTATAAGCTCTTAACCATCTTTGTTCATCTTGTTCCCGATAATCATCAGCACGATAAAATTTGTCCATTATAAATGGTATCATATTATTTGTGCCTGCATCGGCTATTGTGGCATCATCTGTATCTTCTAAAGATACTGATTCTATTTCCACAGGAATGTCTTCTTCAGCCATATTAATATCCAAACGTTGCATCTGCTACAGGCATACCCTGTGAAGGTCTACCCATAGGATCATAATCAAATATACTAAATCTAGGTCTAGTCATTACTCCATATCTTAGTGCGTCATAGATATGGTCTTCTGCTCTTGTATCCACATCTTCAGGATTCTTTTTATCTAAAGGTATCGCGGGTATCTGCGATATTGTGTTTGTGCATGTATTAAAAAATACCATTCGTGGTTTTTCTGTAAACTCATCTACTTGTAATCTTCTGTGTATTTCGTTTTTACCTGCCACACGACTACCTTTACTTCTGTCTGATGGTCTCCAACGACATCCTCTTTGAACCATTTGTTCTGCAAGTGAAGGTCCTGTATCTCCACGTTTATGCCAAAGAGAACTATCTAAGACACCATATTTTATGTTACCATCTTCGTGTTCTAGCTCTAGTACCATTTCTGCCAAATCTGTGGCAAGGACTTTAGAAACATATAACTCTCTATATAATATAAGTTGCTCATCTGGGCTAACAGCAAACCACAACACAGCACTATAAGACCCATAACCATAATCACATGCACGAAACTTAACCCAATTTCTTGGAATGTCAAAAGGTTCAACAACATGAATATCCCTGTTAAACTCAGTAAAAGCAGCACCTTCTTTAATATCCCAATCGCCTTCAAGCAATTGTTTACGTTGGTGTTCAGGTAAGGAAAGAAGCATTGCTTCGTAATCTCCTTGACTTGACAAGTACGGATTATCAGATAATCGAGCAGGTATGAATCTTCTTTTAAATAATGACTCACCTGCTTTTTGATGTCCGTCAGGATATTTAAGAACCTTCCCTGTTTCAATATTTGTGGCATCAAATGCTCTTCCGTATGGTGCTGGGTCAATAAACATTTTTTTAACCCATTGATGTCCCGGACCTCCGGGGTTTGTTGTTGCTCTCATGTACACAGGTAGATCAGAAGCAGTAGAACGTAATCTTGATCTCATGTAGTTCCAAGCAAATGGTGTTGACCATTGTGTTAATTCATCAAAGCCTATCCAACTAAATGCTAAACCTTGATATCTTAAAACATCATCATCACGATCTAGGTAGGACATCCATAGTCTTGCACCTGATGGTGCTACCCATTGCATCTTTCGCTCTGACCACTTGATGCCTTTGTATATGAGAGGATATAACTCTCTTGACTTCCACACAAGTTCTCTTAACTCTTCTGTGGTATGTCTTAATAATAATCCACTAAACTGTGGATGATTCATATATCGTAGTGGGTCTGCTAACATAGCATATGATTTACCACCACCTGCACTACCACCATATAAGACTTCTCTCTCAGGTGACGCAAGAAACTCTGTTTGAGGTCCTTCGTTAGGTTTGAAAACAACATTCTGTTCTTCAACAGGTATGCTCTCTACCTCTTCTATTATCTTAGGCTTTTGCTCCGATTCTACTTTCTTCGATGGTTTTCGCTTTTTGTATTGCTTTTTGGGCGTACTCAGACCATTTTCTAAGAGTTCTAGCCTTGTTCTTACGTTGTTGCTCATGCATTAATCTTTTTCTTAATCCTACGTGAGATATATCTCTTCCTGTTTTAGTTGTTAGCCAATTAGCTACTTCACGATAAGAAAACTGTTTCACGTGTTTTCTAGCTAATTCTAATGCCTCTAACTCATATGGCACAGGATCAAGTAATTCAGAATCCTCTTTATTTATAACATAACCAAAAGGTATTGTTCTTGCAATTCGTGGTATCTGTATCCACTCTTTTTCATCTTCATCTTTTAAATCTGTTGGTTGTGGTAGCTTCCACTTTCCTAAACTTCTATTCATTACTTCTTCTTTGGTGGTAATAACATTACACCACCCGATGCTTCGACTTGTACCTTCTCAGTTTTAATTAATCCTACTCTATCAAGCAATTCTTTTGCTGCACCAAGTCTGTCTCTAATACCTAATTGTGTAGGGTCATCAATACCACTTACCATAGCTACTGCTGCTTTAGGTGCATTACGACTCATGTATAATTGAGTTGCATCCATAATCTCATCTTTCATTGTAGACACAATAGCAGATGTAGATGAATGCTCAGAGTAACCTGCAAGTATTTTTGCTTGAGTAGGATCACCATTTGCCTGCTCAAATAAAACATCTAAAAACTTTTGTTGTCTTTCTGTCAATTCTCTTTTCTTCACACAGGAACTCCATGTTTTACAATTCTATCAATCAAACGTTGTGCTCTGTTTTGAGTTTGTCTAAACCATCTACTGTCTTCCATTTGCAAAGCCATTTCACGATAGTCTTCCACTTCTACTGCAGCAATCATGAGCTTAAATTTACGTAAACGAGGACCTCCTAGTTGAAATGCCATATTTATTAAAACGTGTTGCACATCTTCAGGTAAAGAATCAAAGTCATTAAATATATCTTTACAGTCATTTATAGCAGTCTGCACATCTTTTTTAAACCACTCTTGTACTTGCTCTTCAGATATAGATGTACCAATAGGTCCTGCATATACTTCTTCATCCCACTCAGTAATCAAATGTCCGATTCCCCCGGTCAAATGCCCTTCACTACAATGGTACGTTTCATATTTGCAACCTTCGTCAGCCTCTATTTCTTTTCTCAAAACATCTATATTCATGGTCTGAGTCCTTGTTTGTATTGTTGTTTACGGATTTCTTGTACATGTTTATGCCAAAAATATACAGATATTTTACTTGTTATACCTGATAGCTTCAAAAATGTCAATGTTTTAAAAGTCATGCTCTTTTCGCTAACCTTTCTGCTAAATGGCTAATGAGTATTTCTCTCATCTTTTCTGCTCTAGTTCTGTCTGTAAAAGAATACTCTCTCACATCCTCTGAATCAATTTTAATTGAGAACACATAAAATGCTCCTTGCTTGATTACTGGAGAGGCACTCCCTCTAGCTACTCTGTCAGGATTAAATAATGTTCCAAACTGTGTCTCTATAATTTTATTCATTATTTTTTCTTTAACATTTTTGCTGCCTGTCCTACGCCCTTTATACCAAATGACGCAGAAATTGCAATATATAATAAATATTGATACCAATCAGGCAATGTTGCAAGCACTTCAAATCCTTCTTTAACGTATTCTCTCATTCCCGGAATAAAGACTAATACTGCAGGTGCTAGTAGTACAACTAAAGCAAATTCGTCTTTCCACGAATCGTTTGTAGCGTCAGCCATTTTACCTTCCCATTCTACTTCGCCTGCTGCAACTTTTTTTGCAACTGTCGCTCTTGCTTTTGCTTCTGCTACTTTAGCGAGTCCGTCTGCTTTTGTTTTTTCTACTTTGTTTTGAAACCATGTTCCTGCGAGATTTGCGATTGGTCCTATTAGTGCTTGTATCATTTTCTATTTTTTCCTTTAATCTCTCTGCTTTTAATTTTTCTATTACCTTACGAGAATTTACGAAATCTTGATGTTTTCTTTGCAATCTTTTTGGGTTGTTTAGATACTTGTTTACCTGATCTCTTCGCTTTTCGTTTAGCAGCAGTAGAGGCTGCGTATTCACTGGCAGAAAGAGCCTTAATTGCTTTCTCAGGTAAATAACGTTCGCCAGTAGCCTTTGACCCTTGTGTACTAGGTTTACCTGATTTAGTTCTCCACTTTTGTTTACCCCACGCAACTAACGACCTCTGTGATTTTTTAAGTGCCATGTTATATCCTTACATACATAAGTCTTCATATTTAGTTGTATGAAGTCTATGTTGTGATAAGTCCCCTTGACTTTTTTTAAATACATTTAATATCCACTGCATCATAATTTACCTGTCCATTTACCTACAAAGTATAATACTATACCACCTAATCCCAATAAAACAATAAAACCTATACTGTAACCCATGATCTCAAGAAGTTCTTCTTTTCTTTTTTGAGCCATCTTCTCTGCGTATCGTCTTGACTTTCTAGCCTCTGCTTGAAACCTTTGCCAATCTTGCCATAATCCCGGTCTACCCGCATAAATCATAATCTGTTTAAGTTCTTCTTCTTGTTGCTTTATTTTCTCTAAAGCCATGAACTCTTCTAATTCATTTGTGCGTACACCTTTTGCTCTCTGCTTTTTAGCTTTTTTTTCTATCTGTTCTTTTGCAAATACAAAATCTGATATTTGTTTTCCACAACTAGCAAGTTCTTTTCCGTTGCTTATAAAACTTTTTATTACACCGAAGGCAGCATTTGCCGCCGCTAGTTCTGCTAACATTTTATTTCCTTACAGGTTTACAATATGCAGTTATACGTTTGTTTCCATCCTCTGTTGGTATTTGGGGTTGGTTGTGCAGTCTTTCTGCAAAATACAAACATCTATCAATGTTTTTAAATCTCTGTGTCTGATTGACTATTTGTTTGTCTATCATGAATATCAGTAAGAACTCGATCATTATGATGACAATCGCATGAGCATTCTTCGCAATCGCAGTCGTAACATTCGCAAGTCTTACACCTTTTTCTTTTTTCGCTCATTTGCTCTTTTTAAACTTTCTTTTGCTTTTTTAAATATGGCAACAACTTCAGTCTTGCCCATTACTTTTGCCCTTTGCTCACCGACTGTAAGTATCTGTATCTTTCTCGCATATGGCTTATTGACCTTTTTAACTTTTCTAACTGTGTTTCTTGCGTCTGTCGGTGTGGCAAACTTGATGCTAACTGTGTCTTTAGGGTTTTCATCCGTGTATAAGCGTCTCCCTGAACCTTTCGGTTTCTTCCCTGTACCCACTTTGGGGTCACGCTTTTTTCTTTTTACCAACTTTTTTGTACCTTTTCTTTTGGTCTTTGTTTATTTTAGTCAAAGTTTTAGCTTGACTTGCATGAAGTTTAGATGCCTTCTTTAGTCCTTTGATTACTTTTTTTAATGGTCTAGTATAATGTGGCATTAGCTTGTATATCCTCCCCCTGCTTTTTTATACGCAGCAGCTAACATCTGAGCTTTTCTAGCAGACCATTGACCTGCTCCTCCACCTTTTGTTCCTGCCTTTATTCTATTAAATATTCTTTTTCTCATTGCAGGTTTAGTATAATTACCTGCTTTGTTTACTGTACTCTTAGATTTTTTCTTTGGTTTTGCCATAATTTATGCCATTGGATTTTTCTTTTTAGACTGACGGGTTCTGCCAAAAGACCTATTCTTTGATGCTAACTTTGTGGTAAGATTGGATGTCCTGTTGTCTTTTGGATTCCCATTCTTATGTGCAACATCTTTGCCTTTTACATTCACACCTTTACTCTTTAGTATTCTACGAGCTTTGTTTCTACTTTGTCTATTTTTAACTTGCTCAGTTTTACTATGGTAATTCTTATATTCTTTTTTGTAGTTTCTTTTTTTTGGAGACACTTGGTAGTAATCCTTTGTTCACTGCTCTTGCTCTTTCAGAGAAGCCTAACTTTTGTTTACTTTTTATTTTTCTTTTTATTGTTTTTAGTTTGGCTACCATCGGAATATAAATTATTGAATGTCGTATGGGGGTCAAGATATGACTCATGAGCCTCTGCAGAATGTAACCATTGAGATGGTGAGAAATCAGGAGCACCCTCTCCTGTTACCCATAAAGCAGGACTTGTTGCTCTTACTCTGTTATTTGGAAGTGCCACAATATTACCTGTCCATTTACCTGCATCTAACAAGTACAATACATGTGATTGTTTATGTTGTGCAGGATCATCTGCTATGTCACTCTCTGTATAATCTACAGTGAATAAATATTTAGCAGTATAAAAAGCATTGTCTATTTTACATAGCCATGGAGAAGAACTAACTCTATCCATAACTGTAACTGCATGATGTCTAGACTCACAGTCCCAAGGTTGACATAAATGATCTTCCATTGGTTCTGCCCATTCATCGACTGGTATATCAGCTACAAGTGCTTGTATTGGCATTCTTGCCCACATAGCACCACCATGAACATTCTCGTCTTCGTCACATCCTGTGAAGACAACTTGGAAACTTAATGACCTGTCTGGTATCGTATTAACTGCAAAAGCAATAGCATGGAGAAATTCACCATGATACTTCATGTGGTTAGAAGTAAACTCTTTTCTTACCCAACATTTAAAATGTGGAACATTACTTATCAGGTAAGACATTATTTACGTCTTGCCGCACCACCCCTAGACATATACTTAGTTTTTTTCATGCCGCCCTTTGACATGTATTTAGTTTTTTTCATAGCACCACCTTTATTCATCATTTTAGATTTTTTAGTAGCACCACCACGACTCATCATCTTGGATTTTTTCTTTTTTTGCATTGGCATAATTAAGTCTCCCTTATTTTTTGCCTCTCATACTTGACCTTACTAAGGACAATGTCTTGCTTCGATTTTTTTCGCTATCAATCTCTTTTAACCTTTGAGCTATCGTTCCCTTCTTACCACTTCTTAATGTTACCATCTTTGGTAAAGAGGGAGATGTTTTCTTTTTATCTTTTCTTAAATTAGTTGTGAATTTTTTGCCATCAAAAGTAAATGTTGCTTTACCTGCATTTCTAGCTTTTCTAAATGCTGCGTTAAATCTACGTCTTGTTTCTGATATACCACTACCTGCTTTTGTTTTTGGACTTCTTTTTAATGATATGTTTGTGTTTGATTGTATAGCTATTGATGCGGGTCTTTTTGTAGGCTTTGCTTTTAAATCTTTAACAACATTTTTTAACTCTTTTGTTATAACATTTTTAGCTTTTTTAACATTATCAGTTGCAGACTTATCCATTGAAACTGATTGTTTAACTTTTTTCATTATAGGATTAGTAAATTTGTTTGGAATATTGATTGCCTTTAAGTTTTTTTCAAATTGATTTAAAATCATCTTATTGGCTTTGTTTACATCTTTAGATTTTGCTATTTTAACTTTAGCAACTTGCATTAATTCATTATCTGAAAATTTACTGAAGTCTGGTTTGCTCATGTTGTTACCTTTTTACCTTTAGTAATCTTTGCGAATGCTTCAGGACTTTCTTTACTTAGTGCCATTAGTCCCGGATTCATTTGAACAGAACCTCCTGCTACGTACATGTGCCTTTTACCCATAACAGTACCACCATACGCCATTTTTGTCTTGCCTTCAACTAATTTCATCGGTTTTTCTCCCTTTTGTGTAAACTTTTCCACAACTTCTTGTGCTTGTTCTACTAATCTTCTACTATGTTTTTCAGAATCTGCTAATATTTTCTTTGCTTCAGCTAATCTCATTAACACCTCCACCTTCTTCTTGCTTGTCTTAACCTACTGTTAGGGTTTTTAGCAGCTTTTGGGAACTTTTTCATTTGTCCTGCACTTCTAGCACAGAAAGATTTACGTCTTGCTGCTCTTTTTCCTGTTGGTTTCTTCTCAGTTACTGCTGTTTTTAATTTACTGCCCGGATTTTGCCTTCTATACTTGGCAACACCCTTTGCAGTCATACCCGCACCTGATTTTGTGGATCGCATATCCCCACTCTTTTGGGTAAAGCCTTTTAATCCACCTCTTTTTCGTTTTTTAACAGCCATTTTGTGTTTAATTTCTCATTTTGTATGGTTGTATCCAAGCATTTAAAACTTTTAGGATAATACATTGGCATGTGAATAGGCATACCTTGTGCTATTTCGTAAGCTCTAGCTAAACATTTGTCATGAGTGGCATGTGGACTGTATAAATCTTGCAGTGTTACACACATATTCGGTTGTTGCATCAAGCATGCCAACACAAATAATTGGTACATTTATGTATCTTTCCATCCCTCTTCTTTCATTATCCTTTCTACATGAGCTAACGAAAACTTTTGTCCACTACGAGCCTCAACTGCTGCTCTTACGTAGTAAACATCACTGTGGGGAATATGTAATTTATCTAATCTATTAGTACGGACAGCACGATAAAATGCTTTAAGCACATTATCTGTATATAGTTTTACGGATTTTTTCCTCATTGTCAAGTTCTATGTATATTTACGTAGGGGGTTGTTAGATAAGACACATTATAAATGTTATTATATATTAAATGTATATAACATTATAAATGTTAACATTTTAAATGTAACCTAGTTGTATCATATTTTTATTAAAATGTCAAATCAGCTAAAGTGTTTGCCCGGCTGTCCTTATTCATATACTTTTAAAAAACATATTGACAGTTATCCTAGTGGTTAACACTTGATTTTTCTAATCTGTGTATTTGTACATGCATATAACGTGGGTACGGGGGTGTGGCAGTCGCATGGCATGGGCAAAAATGATAGTTTTTAGGCAAGATTGACGCAAAAAAATAATTTTTACCAAGTTGTTAAGAATAATGTATTGATTTTATTACATTTTTTATTGTTAAGTAACTGATATTGTATCAGTTTTCTTTATATAACTTGGCACAAATCTTGCATTAGCAAATTCCATGCCAAATTGCAGAATAGGAGCATATATTTTTTTATGGTCGTTTTTGGCACGATTCTTGCTACTATCACTGTCAAAATTTTGACAGGGGGGAGCGTCAAAAAAGCAGCTTGTCAATAATTTGACACCTATCAAAGTTGGCACGGAAATTGCATACTACTACTATGTTTATGTTTAATTCTTACCAAGTTGTTAAAAATTCTTACCAAGTTGTTAAGTTTTGGCATAACAATTGCAAGATGATTTATACATTTTAATTTAATTATAGGAGAAAAAAAAATGATAAATGTAAATTATAAAAATGTTGAAAAGTTAGTTAATAAAGAAAATAACTTTTTAAAATCAAGTGGTGATCTTATCCAAAATATGTATAAAGATTTTATTTGGTTTTCTAATATGTTTTGTACTGCAGAAAAAAAGGTAAAAGATAAAAATCTTGATAGTGGCGTAACTAAGGCAATTGATCAAGAATTGCAAAATTTAGGTAAGGATTTTTACCAAGTTGTTAAAAAATGTACGCCTAACCATAAAACTGCAATGAGAAAGTTAGGAAAAAATCCTGATCAATCTATTAAAGTTGTTGAGGCTAAAATCAAAGATTGTAAAGATAAGAAAAAACCTTTTAAAGAAAATACAATAAGAGGTTTAGGAGGTCTTTTAAATACTGCTCCTGCAGAAAAAACTTTAGATGAAGTTATTACTGAGTTTTTCAATTCAACAACTAAGAAGTTTGATATTTCAACTGTTAAATTAGTTGAGGCAATTGCAAATAATCAATCTAAAAATAAGGTTGAAAAATCTTTAGAAGATCAACAATCTAAGCAATTACATGACATTGAAGTTGCAAAAGACATGCAATTAATTGCAAGTAATTCTTAACAACTTGTTAAATATTAAGGGGGATTTATTTCCCTCTTATATTTTTTTTTGTCGCTACTATCACTAGTGGGGAGTGAGGAGTGAGGAGTGGCGAGTAAATTTTATATAGGAGTGAGCAATGGCTAACAATACATACTATTGGGATAATGGTATTCGTGTGCATATTACACGAGGTAAATTACAATCGTCTATGGCAAGGCTTGCCAAACATACATCAAGGCATGAGTTTGATTGGCATTCTATTGATCAGAAGGCAGACTATGTAAATACCAAACAGAAGGAGCAGACCGAACTTGACGAGGCTTTGGCTAAATTACGTGCCACGATTGAGGAGTAATTTATTTTTGTCAACTATCGTTTTTGGCACGGAAATTGCATAATATTATTAATTCTTACCAACTTGTTAAAAAAAGGAGAAATAGATGGAAAAGAGAAATAAATGTGCTGATTGTGGTTGTCTTAGCAATTACAAGGGAAACAGTAAAGTAAAGTATTATGATCGTGGTGAAACAGAATATGGAAGGTTTAGAATAGGTTATCCTTTATGCGATGATTGCTATAATAAAACTTGTAAAAACTTTTCAGACGATTATGAGGAAGGTAAACCATATTGGAGGTATGAAAGTGTATAATATTTTAGATGATAATGGGAATATTATAAATGATAAACCTATTAAAACAAAAAAAGAGGCAAAAGAATTTCTTAAAGAAATATATTTAGAAGATCATGTTCCATTTTTTGAGTTAGGTTGTCGTGGAAAATTAGATGGTTTTTCTTTTAAAGAATTTTTAATTGATTTTACAATAACAAAAAAGGAGAAGTAAATGATAATATTCGCTAGAACTTTAATTACAATATTTGGATTATGTTGTATATTAACAAGCTACACATTTTGGGATATAACAAGGGAAATACTTAATCCCTTTTATATGCGAGAGCTAATTACTATTAGTTTGGCTATGTCAGGTGTGGCATTCGGTTGGATTGCAATATGTGATCCATCATGGAAATAATTCTTACCAACTTGTTAAAAATAGGAGTTTAACATGAGTATAAAAACAGTAAACATTACTGATAAAATCAGTAAAAGAGATGCAGAGTTAGTTAGTGAGATGGTCACAGACGCTCTCATAGAAATGGGTATAAGTCTAGGCGAAGACCCATCATTTTCTTGGAATATAGAAGTAGATTATGAGGAGAAGTAAATGGAAAAAGTAAGAGTATATTGGAACTTACACAAAGACATTTGGAGTGTTGTGTCATGCAAGAGTGGATTAGTCATAGACTACATGAAGTATCTTACTCTTCTTGATGCATACTTTACAGTATGGATAAGTGGACAAAAGAGAGTTCGTGAAGAGGGCAAGAAGAATGTTCATGCCTTTGCAGTAGGTTATCTTATGAGTAGTAAGCAAAGAAGTTATCATGATTGGGATAGAGTCAAGTATGATCCTTATACTGATGATTACTTCATGCACAAAGGCGAAGATCACGATAAGTGGAATGAGATACCAAGAGATTTTGTGGGCATAATACACATGGAATCTTTACATCACGAGAATGGAATAGCACCAAGAGTTTATATATAGGAGGTATTTATGGCTATTATTTACGATTTATCTAAGTTACCTAAGAAGGTACAAGATCAAATACGAAACACACCTAAATTTACCAAATGGTTTAGTGAGTTTCCAAAACAATTATTTAACAAAGATGCCAATCCAAAAACTATCAAAGGGCAAAAGTATGGTACACTTACATACATACTGTATATGTCCTCACACAAAGAGAGTGGAGTCAATCTATGTGCTATGGCAGATATTGCAGGTTGTGTAGAACCTTGTCTCAAGAATCAAGGTCGTGGTAAAATGACGAGTGTACAAATGTCTAGATTGCGTAAGACTTTGTTTTATTTACAGTTCTTTGCTGAGTTCATGGCTATGTTCAAAAAAGAGTTGCGTCTTGGTTTGGCTAGAGCAAAACGATTAGGCTATAATTTTGCAGTAAGACCAAATGGTACGACAGATATTCGTTGGGAGTTGCGTATTTGGAATTATATGGTTGAGATGTATAAGCAAGGTTTACAATGGTACGACTATACCAAGATACCTAATCGTCTAGTACCTTGTTCAAAAGTTTATGACTTGACGTTTAGTTATAGTGGTAAAAAAGAGTATCTGCCTTTTGTGGATAAAGCTATCAAACTAGGTATGCGTATTGCAGTTGTATTTAGATACAAAGATATCATTCCCAAAACTTTCTTAGGTATGCAAGTTGTAGATGGAGATGATCATGACTTACGATATACAGAACCTATGGGAGTAGTATCTGCCTTGTATGCTAAAGGCGATGCAGTTCATAATGACAATGGATTTGTTGTGGGAGAAAGGAGAGTGGCATGACAACAGTAAATGATTTATTCAATATGTTTGATTTGCATCAGCGTTTATGCAAGATATCAAACATGAGATCGCTAGACTTTGAGGACTTTACTTTAGTATTTATACAAAGTAATTACACAGACGTACAAGCGAATGCATTTAAAAAACTTACCAAGTTGGTAAAAAATGACTAACAGAATTAATCCTGTTGCAAAGGCTATGGCACACAATCGCAAGAGAAAACAGATTGTGCCTAACAAGAAGAAGTATAGTCGCAAGAGGGATAATACAATTCCATCAACCAATAACATGAAAGGAGGTTATTATGGAATTAAACAACAAGCAGACTCTGAAGACACTTAGAGATCAAATTGAGAACGCATTGAAAGATCGTGTTGTTCTTGAGGAGTTAGTATTTGAATTAGGCAGTTGTACATACGATAGAGATGGATCAAATGCCACGTTCAAACTTAATGTAAGAGTAAAAGGTGCTAAGACTAGAGAAGAAAAGCAGCTAAACTCTTTTGCTGACTTGGATGATATTGATATTAACAAGACATGGACAGAGGGGACTAGAAAGTTCAAGCTATGTGGATACAACACAAAAGCACCAAAGTTTCCCTATCTGATGAAGGATATCAATTCAAGTGGCACACAGACTTACAAGATTGGCACATCTACTGCAAAGAGATGGTTTCGTAAGGAATGTGCTTAATATTAACTAAGGTAGGATACAATCACGTGTCCTACCTCTCATATACAGAAAGGAATTATTATGAGAAATTTAACTTTAGACGCAGTCTACGATATGGTAGACTCATTATCAGAGAGAAAAAGACCATGCGACATAAACGATGTTCTTAATTACAAAGTTTGGTCAAAAGGTAGACAAGATTACATCAGACTTGGTGATCACTACATCGAGCATTTACTACGTAAGATTGTTAAACAGACAGAGGATCATCATGACAAGGTGGCTAGACTTGAAGGCTTGATTGAAGAGAAGGATAATTTCATTCACAAGCTAATTCAAGAACAAGAACCTAAAGGTTGGCGTTATGTGTTTTGTGATATACCTAACAAACTAATAGGTAAAATCTTTATTAGAATGCTCAAGAGGTATCTCAACAAAGAGAGTTATAAGATACGTGTCAGAGGTCAATATCTTGATGACGAGACTAAGAAGACAGAAGGTTGGAAGAAGTATGAGTTCGGTCAACCTATCGGCAAGTCTAAGTGTTTACGTGTATATGTGGATAAGGTATGAGTATTATCTTAGACAACACAGTAAATGCTAAGTGCAACGAGTGTGGCAAGGAGTGCAGAGCTAGTGAGATGTATATGTTTCACAAGTTTCTGTACTGCTTTAAATGTTCAATCAAAAGATTAAAAGATGAAAGGAGATTTTGATGGCTAAATCAAATATTGTAATTAAAAATATAAAGTTAACTGTAAGTCAAGAGGAGTTGGATTTGATTACAGATTCTTTAAATTATTATGTTGAGACTATGGAAACTGGTAATGATGAATTATCTTTACGGACTATAGATGTAGGTAGGATACCTTTCTACAAAGTAGATAAAGGTCTTTGTCCTGACATGAGAAAATGGTACATAAAATATACTAGACTAGCAACTCAGTTGAATAGACTGAATAATAAATTAACTTTTGTGGATAAGTTACATTGGAGAGGCACACATCAACGATTACCGAGGGCAACATGACTTGGGTATTGTATGTATTGTTTATGGCAGAAGATCGCACTCTGCAACACATAGCAGAGAAGAAATTCTTTGAAACAGAACAAGCATGTTATGCACATTATAACAATAACAAAGAGAGTATTGATAAGAGCATATATACTATCATACGACCTAGAATCAATAAATCACATATACTCCACGTGGGGTGTATGCCTACAACTGCAAAGATGGAGATTAAGTAATGGAAGAAGGTAAACCATATATTGTCACATATTGTGACGTTATCTATGCACACTCGGAGAAAGATGCTCACAGAATATTATTAAGACAGTTAGAATCTGATGTAGCATGTGGGGAATTGGGTGCATTTAATTTAAAACCATTAGAGGAGCTAAAGACATGAAAGTTTTAAATTCATTAAAATTAAAAGATGTGTTCTACGAGTTTGTACACACCAGAAAAACTAGTTTCGAGGAGTTAGAGTATACTGCTCGTCACATGGGATATCTTTTAGTAGGCATAAAGTTTCCTAACGATCATGTTTACAAAGATAGACCACCATCTCCTGCTTACTTAATTGTAGAGCATGGACAAACAAATAAACATTACAGATTGGAGGTATAGTATGAATGTATTAAGTTTATTTGATGGCATGTCATGTGGGCAACTTGCCCTAGAACGTGCCAATGTATCTGTAGATAATTACTTTGCTTGTGAGATAGACAAGTATGCAATGCAGATAGCTAACAAAAATTTTCCTAACACAATACAGTTGGGAGATGTATCAGAGTTTAGTGAAGATTATTTTAAAGCACACAATCACTTTGATGACCCACCTATAGATTTACTTATGGGTGGCTCGCCATGTCAGGGATTTTCTTTTGCGGGAGATCAGTTGGCATTTGATGATCCACGTTCTAAGTTATTCTTTGAATTTATAAGAATTATGAATGAGTTAAAACCTAAATACGTATTGCTTGAGAATGTACGAATGAAGAAACAGTTTGAAGATGTGATTACAGAACACATGGGATTCCCACCACAGTTACGAAATTCAAGCAGTCTATCTCCACAAAACAGATGGAGAAACTATTGGTTTGGTATGCTAATCGATGGCAAGTATGAACAGATAATCATACCACCTATGGAAGACAAAGGCTTAGTGTTAAAAGATATACTGCAAGAAGATCATGATGAGCCACCTGTTCCTATCAATGAACGCAATGCTAGGCATCATCGATCAGCAGATCAAAAAGCCTTATGTACTACTGCTACCATGCACAAAGGTGCAGGTAACAATGGCATGACGATTGTCGATAGGCTAGTAGAAGTAGGCTATGCTGATAAGTATGCACATTACAAACATGGTCAAGCCAAGCGAGTATATCACATGAATGGCAAAGCACCTACGCTACTCACTATGCAAGGTGGTAACAGAGAGCCTAAAGTTGCTACGTATTCACCTAAAGGTGGTCGCATTGTTAATCGTAGGCTTGATGAGAATGGTGTTCGCAAAGATTATCAAATGAAACTACCTCTCACACCACAGATAGAAGTACGAGGTGACTACAAAACAAACTGTTTAACAACTGTACAAAAAGATAATATCGTGGTAGAAGGTATGACATGGAGAAAGTTAACACCTATCGAGTGCGAGAGATTACAGACTTTGCCTGACAATTACACAGAAGGTGTGTCAAAGACACAACGATACAAGATGATTGGGAATGGTTGGACAGTTGATGTGATTGCACATATACTAGGTGAGACACTGCTCCCGAAAAAAATAAAGTCTGACAACTATGAGAAAGGATATTTTGTACATGTCTAAAAAAGATACAAGACGAGATGCTTGGAACTTCGATTATGTGGGATTTAAATCAAAGAAAAAGAAAGTTAAACCACACTGGGAAGTTATGTCTGACGATTCATTTAACAAGACATTAAAATTAATAATAATAATCTTATATTCTTTTGCTATAATTTCAGTAGCTAATGAACTCATGGCAGGAACTTGGAATGACAAACCAGTCATGTGTGCAAAAGAAAAAGAGATGATGTATACAATACAAGATAAAAATGAAAAGTTATTATTTAATGCAGTACAACTAGCTAAAGTTAGAAGTAAAGAAGGATTACAGGAGAAACCTGTTATGATACCTTTGCAGATATATGCTAACATAAAAACTAAAACATATACTATCGTAGAGTT